TCCTATGGAACAAATTTATGTTTTTACCTATTATCAATAATGAAGGGAATTTGAACTTATATGGAATTATGTTTAAAAGCTTCTTGTTTGGTTCGTTCTTTTATGTTAGTCAAAAATTTGCCACCTTCCTTACTGAACTATAAATAACAAATGCGTTATATTGTTATTGTATACAATACATAATTTAGTTATATATTGTAAGTCTAATCTAGAATAGATATACATCATCCTTTTTTTTGAAAGAAATCTTTCTTGTTTTGGATTGCGTTTTGCTCTTATTCTTTATTGTTTTGGGTGTTTTTACCAAAATATCGGATGGATTATATTTCAAGAACCATTCTTTGTATTCAGTTGTATTTTTACTATTTTTTAGTTTCTTGTATTGTTCGGCCTTTTCTTGACGAATTTCTTCAATCGTTTTTTGTTTACCAAAGCATGATATGGAAAAACCGTTTCAATAACCCTTTATTAGATAGTCGATTATGCGCTTCAACATCAAATAGATATTTCGCCATACATAATAAACGCTCTTTTGTATAGTGATGTGATTTTACATACAAGAATGCAAGATAGAATGTCAATATAGTATCAATTGTGGCTATGTAAACTTTTTTACCGTGGACGTTAATTTTATTGTAACTATGACACGCAATAGGTTTATAAATATATAAAATAGATGTGCCGTGAACCTTGAACTCAATATATTCCGGAATGATCTCGTCAATACCTTTATGAGAAATCAACTCTAAATCAGTTATGTTATGCTTCTTTAAAGTTTCTTTAACTATATTTGCTGTAATTTCAGGATCTTCGGATAATATATCAAAATCGGGGACTTTCTTTGTGATACTTAAATCACCAATCATATATTTTGAGAATAAAGACGCAGCATAACCGCCAAAGAAAACAACATTCTGTTTTATTAATGTTTCCCATAGTATATCAAAAATACTTTCGTTGGAATTGGTATTCTCTCGTAAAGAAGGCATCTTACGTTGAAACTCAATCGTCTTGCAAGATACACCAGGTTTCATTGGATAATATTTATTTAATAATACTAATCGTTTTAAAACCTTTTCCCATCGCGATACATCGCCGCGAGGACGCGATAATTCTAAATACATATTCATTCTCAAAAAATCGGGCGGACTATATTTAATACCTTGGATAGTAATAGCATCTTTTGAGATAGTCTCAAATATGTTTTTATGTAACTGCGTAATATCCGCAATGGGAATGAAATTCACAAATACTTTGAATGTGCCTTTATGAACGCCTGCCTTTGCTTCAACATCGTTATATCCTGCTTTGTAATATATATTAGTTAATTCAATTGCGTGCTTTAAAGCGTTGGGACTATAGAAATCATAATCGGGAATTTCAAGTTCTCTATCATAGAATTGTGCTTCTTTTGGTAAAATATTATTAATAGCAGTTCCACCATAACAGATGAGTTTTTTCTTCTTCAAGAAACTCTCCAATACTTTGAGAATGTTAGTAATATCCTCGTTGTTTGCTAATTTCCGTTTAGACACTTTTTCTGTAATATCTACTGCTTGACGCAATATAGTAAGTTCACATTCCTCAAAAGTCATCTTGTCATCGCATAATTCATTATTGTATTTGTTTTGGACTTTGGTAAGTTCTTTTTTATTGGAAATATTATATGTATATGTTTTGGTAGGTTCATCATTTGCGGAATCCATTATAAATATATATATTACTACTTATATATTTATTCTTGAATGCGTTTGATAAACGGTATTGCAATATTGAATGGAATAATTGCGGATTTAAATTCTTTGAAGAATTTCTCACATTCGTTGAGATGATAATCGCGGTTATAATAACGATAAAATAACATTTGAATACCGTGGTCCTGAATAGACTTAATTAATGATATATGATTCACAAAATCGTTTGTAAATAATCCACCAATCTTACCATTATTATTATAATATTCGGGAACAGCGAGTGATATTTTACGAAGAGAAACATAATCGTCGGAATCAATCTGAACGTCTTTTTCTTCTAAATCCATAATACTATACTTGGATAATAACGAACCTGTTTCTAGATTTACTTGTTTTGATAAATCATAACATACTTCCATAGAGTCACACTGTATTTTATTTTGATAATTATGATGAATCGAATTGTCGAATATTAACACAATTTTATTCATTATATCTTTGATGGTGGTTTTGTCTGTTATTTTTTCGTCATATAATTTTGAACTCAAAGCATAATCTACTGATTTTGAAACGGCGGTTAATGCATCTTGTAAATCATCGTCATTACATTTTAAACGAAGATGGATAAATAGAGGATCTTTTGAATTCGGAGATGGATGTGAGAACCCGAATGTAGAAGCGGTCATCAGGATATCATCTAACAACACTTTATTCTCTGTATCATATGTTTTGTATGTATTATCTGTGGTATATGTCACATATGGAATACCATTTATCATTAATACTTCGAAATCTAGACCACGGCATCCGCGACTCAATACATATTTAACCATATCTTTACTTACATATTTACCACTAATTGCGCTATTATAACTGGACTTTACAATATATTCTTTTAAAGGCAAAAACGTTTCTCCGTTATAATGTGTAATTCCTGAACTTTCAGAAGTATACGATACGGAACGAAGTTCGCTATTTTTTGTATCAAATAACCCTTCTTTTATAGAAACATAATTACAATATAAGCTTGATAATGATAAATATAATATGAATACTATAATCAATAATAACAACACATTAATAAAAGGCATAGTCTATATTTATTATATAAAGATATAATATATTTTCTATATAATAAAATGGCAGGTGGATTACTAAATTTAAAATCGCAAGGACAAGATAATGTGATACTAAACGGGAATCCAAGTAAAACATTCTTTAAAGTTGCTTACAGTAAATATACGAATTTTGGTATGCAAAAATTTCGCATTGATTATGATGGATTACGAGAACTTCGTCCAAGTGAGGAATCTAAATTCACATTCAAGTTTCCCAGATATGCGGAATTATTGATGGATACATATTTGGTAGTGACATTGCCTAATATATGGAGTCCCATACATCATCCAATTCCCAAAACATCAGAAACAGAAGGTACAGCTAAACATACAAATGGACGTTGGGCGCCGTATGATTTCAGATGGATTGAAAATATCGGCACACATATGATTAAAGAAGTTGTATTAACGTCTGGTTCGACAACTATACAGCGATACACCGGTGAATATTTAGCTGCTATGGTAGAAAGGGATTTTACAAGCGAAAAGAAGAATCTTTTCCATCGAATGACAGGCAATATACCAGAAATTAACGATCCAGCAAATGTTAATGGACGACACAATACTTATCCGTCTGCGTTTTATACACCTTCAACAACAGGTTCTGAACCCAGTATACGAGGAAGGAATTTATATATTCCAATTAATACGTGGTTTACAATGGATAATCGCACACCATTTCCTTTAATATCATTACAATATAATCAATTGGAAATAAGTGTTACATTACGTCCGATCCAAGATTTATTCCAAGTTCGTGATGTATATGATAATGTATATGATCGTCCATATGTTAGACCTGATTTCAACGAAGACCGATTTCATATGTATCGGTTTCTACAATCCCCACCTAATATATTTTTAGATTCTCAATATTATGGAAATCAAGTAAATACGTGGAATGCAGACGTTCATTTAATATCAACCTATTGTTTTCTTTCTACTGATGAGGCACGTAAATTTGCGATGGAAGATCAAATATATTTATTTAAAAGTGTTTACGAACATAGATTTGAAAATGTAACTGGATCTAAAAAGATTAAGCTGATGAGTAGTGGAATGGTATCATCATGGTTGTGGTATTTACAACGAAACGATGTAAATTTGCGTAATGAATGGTCGAATTATACGAACTGGCCGTATAGAACACAACCAGCAGATATAGAATTATCACCTCGGAATGTAAGCACATATCTATCGGGTCTAGGATTTTCTCAAGACACTATACCCAATAATTACGGACCGTTTATTGACCCTCACGATGGACGAAACACAGGCATTTATATTACAGGTGATTTCAAACCTATTAATCGCAAGGAAATTCTGGAAACAATGGGTATTGTATTAGACGGAGATTATCGCGAGAATATTCTTACACGAGGCGTTTTTGATTATATTGAAAAGTATACGCGCACAAATGGTTCGGCAAACAACGGTATATATTGTTATAATTTCTGCTTGAAAACGGATCCAAAGGATTACCAGCCATCGGGAGCAATGAATATGAGTAATTTTAAAAATATTGAATTAGAATTAACTACACACGTTCCAGAAGTTGATTTAGTCAATTCACGATTTGATGTAATTTGTAATGAAGACGGTGAACCTATTGGTGTAAGACAAGGTTCATATCAGTTATATGATTATAATTATAATTTAGTATTATTTGAAGAACGCTATAATATACTATCGTTTATTGGTGGAAATTGCGGCTTAATGTATGCTCGTTAAAATAATGATTTTTAATCTATTATTATATCATAATATAGTAATATATATCTATGGAAAATAATACAAAATGGAAACACCCACCTATGAAAGAAGGGTTGAAAATGGATAATAGCAAATATAAACTGAAAAAAATAAAAATGAAGAAGGATATGAATTTTTCAAATATAGAAACATTTATTGATATATTAGATGATAATGAGCCTACCGAAAATATAGAAACAAAAGAAGGTTTTGTACCCACACCTATTATTCCTGGCGTAGGTCTCGATGAAAAAGAAGATTATGACGGTAATGATGATATTGATAAAAAAAAGAAAAAAGGGAAAGGCGGGACATTGTTTGATTACTTACGATATATTTCCTATATTTTTACATACCTTTACATATTATTACGATTTGCAATATACAGTATATCTGAGTTCATTTATGATATATTTTCAAATGATATTAGTGAAGACAAAAAAACACATTCCGAGATGTATTATAATAAAGCATTTGATGTATTAGAAAAGGAGTTTAATAACAAAACAAAAAAACGTGCTGTCAATATTGAGTTAGATGACACAGACAAAGGGAACGATATTAAAATTATATCTAATAATTTAATGTGGCTATTATCAATCGCTGTAGGTAGTTCAATGTCATATACATTTTATTATTATATGTTTTACAATGAAAGAATAGATAAAACAGAAACCATAATATTAGATGGAGGTGTCAATACTCAATATAATCAATCCGAATATCATGGGAATAGGGTAAACTTCTTACCCAAAGGTGCTTCTGTCAATAAATTAGCAAAGGATTTACTATGCGAATACACATTTCCGGAAGATAGTGAATCTCAATTTAGTAACTTATGGGATCTAATACCAAGTTTTTTCTATAAGGTGCTGAAACCGATTGTTGGAATAGTAGAATTATTTCACAATTTATTGTTTGTATATATACCTAATGTGGTTAATGGGGAACATGGATTCTTAGGAAAAGATGTTATTCCATTTATTCCAAATATTGGTAATTTATTGAAAAATATGGGATTATCGACGAATGGAACGAAATTTATGCTAATTACAGTAATGTTGACAACGTTTATATATTACAGCGGTAGTGATTTTTTCAAATATATTGTTGGAACTCTTTCAGGAAAACCCGAGGCCAACTTTTTTACCCTTTTCATATATTTATTAATCTTCATAGTATCCTTTGGATTGATTTATGATAGTTTCAAAGATTTATCAAAAACAACAGGACTAACTGATTTGAAAGAAGGCCTTGTAGGAAAAAATGTTATGGGTTCAGTTAGTGAAAAGGTTTCTGGTATGGCTAGTTCTGCTATTGAAAAAGCCAAGGACAAAACTACAAAAGTTATCGAATCAATTAAAAGTAAAAAAATAAAGGGTGGTTCTAATGGAGATACTAATGAAGGTGGATTGATAGAAAAATGCCAAGATTTTGATGATAATCAGAGTGTTTTCATAAAATCATTGTTTGGTATAGAAAGTATACCATATGTTGGACCTTTTGCATATCCGGTCATGCTTATACTCAATATATTAATATTCTTTACTATTTTGTTTACATTATTTGGTTTTGGACCAGTTGCGATATTTTTGTATATTATTGGTATATTTGGTTATTCACTTATAAATAGTGATTCAGCGATGAAAGACAATATTAATATTATGACGCAACTTACACCGGATGACGAAATTAATCCTGATATACGAGTTGATGCCGAGTGGTTTAATCAACAACAAAATACAGTCAATATAAGTGATGTAACTAACTACTTGGATAAAATTAATAGTTTTCAATATAAATTGTTTAATAGTATAATAACACAAAATAGTATTGTTATTTTCATTGTCATATCCTTGTTTTATTCAATACAAGACATATATAAAAATACCAAAAATACGAATGTTAGAACAATATTGACAACATTAACAGGTTCAATAGCAGTATTGGTAAGCACATACGCATATTTTACATCAGATAGTAAAATTGTCATTGACACAGTAGATGTATTGAAAATGTTGGGTATATCTGAGAATGATAAACGTTTTCAAAGCTTGACCGAAATATTATTGAAGACCACATCTTATACATCAGATGACATCGAAAATTTATATAAAAACTTTGAAAAAATATACAATAACAAAAATGAGAATAATCAAACAATACAAGGTGGGAAGAATATTCTTGATAATCCTTTCATAAAAAATATTACATCAGTAACAAAAATGGGTCTTGATAAAATATCTAGCACATTAATGGGAAATAATATTACACAGGATAAATTTACACTCGCAATTTATTACAGTATTATTAAGAACAAGTTTGGTAAATACAAACCATTATCTAAAATGGGAAATGAATTTTATGACTTTGGGAAAAACATCCATGCTAAACAAACAAAATACAATATATAATAAATAATAATAGTTATAATGTATTTAAAAACTATGAGATAATATGTTTATATGAAGAAAAAATATTATCCTTTTGTCAGTATATGTACGCCAACATTTAACCGACGTCCATTTATTGACAATATCATTCAGTGTTACAAAAATCAAACATATCCCAAAAATAGAATGGAATGGATTGTTGTAGATGATGGAACGGATAAAGTTCAAGATGCATTTATTAAACACAAGATTCCTAATTTTAAATATTTCGCAGTTGAAAAAATGAATTTGGGAGGAAAACGCAATTTTATGCATACAAAAACAAAAGGTTCTATTATTGTCTATATGGATGATGATGACTATTATCCTCCTGATCGCGTAGAACACGCAGTAGAAAGATTACAAGAAAATCCAAATGCGTTATGTGCTGGTTCTAGTGAATTGTATGTATACTTTAAGACACTGAAAAAAATGGTCCAATTTGGACCCTATGGACCGAACCATTCCACAGCAGGCACATTCGCTTTTCGTAAAACATTATTAGACAAGACGCAGTATGATGATCACGCTGCTCTTGCCGAAGAACGAGCCTTTTTACAAGATTATACAATTCCTTTCGTTCAATTAGATCCGTTGAAGACGATTTTGGTTTTTTCACACGAACACAATACATTTGATAAGCGTGAGTTACTGAAACAACCCGAATCGCACGTCATGAAAACGAGTAATAAAACGGTGGATATGTTTATCACGAAAGACTTTGAAGCACCAATCAAAAAATTCTTTATGGAAGATATTGATGGATTATTGAATAAATATGAAGATGGACTTCCAAAGAACAAACCCGAAGTAATTAAACAAACACAAGAAATTAGAGAAAAACGACAGAAAATGCAAGAAGAGATTACACAAAAGGAATTAAACGCACCTACCGGTATTATTATTGATGATGCAAATGGAGAAAAGAAAAACCTTACAAAACAAGAAGTTGTTAATCTATTGACAAATTTACAAAAGAATGTTAACGACTTAACACAAAGGCTCAAAGAACAGACACCCATCAATACTACAAATAGTGAAGGTAAACAAGTACCATTAACATCTTCTCAGATCGTAAGTCTAATTACATCATTACAAACACAAGTATCTACATTAACAAAAGAAAAGGAAGAATTACAGAAAGAAAGTATTGAAGTCTCAACTACCGCAAACAATGTAAATGAGAAACAATTATCCGAACTTAAACAACAACTCCAAGATAAGGAATCACAGAATAATCAACTCTTACAAGATATTGAAGTATTGAAAGATACAAGCCATTACGACGACCAAATATCCGAACTTAAACAACAACTCCAAGATAAGGAATCACAGAATAATCAACTCTTACAAGATATTGAAGTATTGAAAGATACAAGCCATTACGACGACCAAATATCCGAACTTAAACAACAACTCCAACAAAAGGAAGATATTGTTAGTGAATATAAAAATAAGCTCGAAAAACTATCATTTGAATTTATGAATGAAAAACAACATTTGAAACAAACCATTTTTGATTTGAATGAAAATATAACAACAATGAACGACCAAGACATATTACTTTCGCCCGAAGTAAACGTTCGTGTAAATAGCGAACATTAATCAAATAAATATATATATTTTATTCAGTATATATTTATTCCAATTCTTGCTTGGCATTTTTATCCAAATACCGATAAATACGACGAATATCCAGTTTATTAATATTGGTTTCGTTTAATTTTGTCTCTATTTCACTATACACATTCGGATTTGTTTTTTGGAGTTGTCGTATTTCTTCGAAAAAGCATAATACATCACTTCTTTCCATGTTAAGTGACTGACATAACCCACTAATAAACATATTATTATTATATTCTGTAGAATATTTCGTTAACACCTTAGTGAAACGAATATCGTCATAGTTTTTATATTTCGGTTTGAATGTATCGTGATATATTTTGTTATTATAAAACGTCTTCAATAATGAGGTCATTTCGTTTAATTGCCATATTTGATTCTGAAATGTGATTCGGTCAATATAATCAGCATAACATATATTATCCAGAACTTTACAATAAAATTGTAGAGATTTATTTAAACTCACATTCTTCAGTTTATCCACTATATTTTCGTGCCAAAGAAGCGCTACGATGGTGCGTTCGGTGTCATTCATATATTTATTATGCTCTTCAATATATACGCGTTTATTGATTAATTCATGGGTAATCCGTTTTGCATCATCATTATAGTGCTTCTTTTGGAATATCTTGAAAAAATACTTTTCATCAAGTAATTGTTTATTGTTTTCATATAATTCTTTGAACTTTTTCATTTTTCGCAAATCGCCTTGGATATAGTCTATCATACATTCTTCCATTTTGGGATTGAGGTTCTCATAATTCTTCATTTCTTTCTTCAAGAAACTCTTGATTTGCTTATTGGATGGACTCTTTAACTCATATACATTACATACATTCATCAATTCTCGGATTTTTTTATCATTGAATGTGTTTCCTACACATATAATAGGAATATTCGTCTTATTTTCTAGTTTCTGTTTTTTCGTCTTCTTTTGTCGGATCAACTTGATGAGCGATGAAAGACCTCCTTTATCATTACTATTCATTCCGTCTATTTCATCCATTATAATTGCCAATTTGCTTTCCTTTTTTTTAAACATACTCATCACGTTTTTTGTGGATATATTATCACTATTTAATGATTCGATTAAGTGTTTGTTTCGCGAATCACCAGCATCATATTTTATAATATCATAATCTATTTCAGTTAGGAGTTTTTCAACAAAATGTGTCTTTCCACAACCATGAGGCCCATAAATATATAAACCTCGTTTTTGTGTATTTGTTTCGCATATTTCGTCAAAATTCAAGATAAACTCTTGAATCTCTTTTTTTATTCTATTACGTTCCCGAGATGACATTATTATATCTTTGTTTATCTTATTATATATATTTTCACGTTATATATAATATGTTATTTACTTTGAAAATGAGCTGAAATCAGCGGTTCGTGCTACATAGTTGCTTGAATTACTTGGTAACGCACCATAGTAATCATAATTTGTTACGCTATTTTGGTAGCTTGGCATTTGAGATGTGCCAGTCATATTCATTTGGGGTTGTCCCTGAACTGGTGCTGAGTATGTATTTCCGACTTGTTGTGTTGCTGGAAGTTGTGTAGCACCACTCAAATTTGTAACTCCACTATATAAATCGCCGATTACGCCAGTTGTTGCGCCATATATGTCTCTCGCAATACCAGTTGTTGCACCATATACATCGCCAGCTACACCAGTTGTTGCGCCGTATACATCGCTTGCTACTTGTGCGGTTCCTGAACCAACTTGACTCACTACATTACCAGTAGCATCAAGAGTTCCGCCAATCACATTACCAGTAGCATCAAGAGTTCCACCAATCACATTACCAGTAGCATCAAGAGTTCCACCAATCACATTACCAGTAGCATCGATGGTTGAACTAATCGCATTTCCGGTGGAATCAACTGTTTGAGATATCACATTTCCATTTCCATTTCCATTTCCATTTGCTAATGAAGCACCGTCTGTTGTTTTTGTGCCACAACCGCCATTTCCACCACAATCATTACATACTCCGCTGCATCCATTCGCACAACTGGGGCATGTGGGGCATACGGGAGGGACTACTTCTGTTTTCAGGAAATAGTCTTCTCCGTATACACCTCCGGCTCCGGCGCTTGCATCTAAACCGAATAAATGTCCGTATAATGCTTTACCACGCTCTAATACGGCAAAAGCATTTTCTAATTCAGATAATGCGCCAGTTTGAGTAGTAGTTGTTTCTGTTTCAGTTACAGTATTATTGTCACTTACAACATTTGTTTCTGTGGGATATGCTACATATACAGATTTGAAAACCAATTGTTCGGGGACACTTGTTCCGGATTTCATTACTGTTTTTCCATCAGAATGAATACTATATCCGGTTACAACAATATTTTCATCACTATCTACAATATTTTGTTTTCCATCATCTTTAAATCCTGTTTTACTATCCGATGTATTAATAAAATATGTTGTTGGGTCGACTGTATATTCGTGTGCGGGAGCACCAAAACTTTCTGTACCATTCATGGTTATAATAGTCTTCAACTTTTCCGCTTGTGAATCAAATTGATAACCTACAATCGTATCACCATTAATATCAGTAGTTACCTTACCGCTATTATCATATAAGAAACCATCACCAGCCTTTATATAATATCCAGTAGTAATTGTTTGCTGTGCGTCTTTATGTGTAAATCGTAATGTGTCATCAACAACATAGGTAGTAGTTGTTGTATTTGAACTTGCTGGTTGTGTTTCAATAACACCAATAAATACACCTTTTTCATTTGGACTAGGATAATATAATATAGTGTTTCCAGCATTAGTGGGGTTTATCCAATTTTCTCGTGTTTTATCATTTTCACTAGAACTATACATATTTGTTGGTGTTTCATCGGATGAACCATCAGAAGATATTACCAAAAGATTATTGGCATCAAATGATACTAATACATTTTCATTTATGTTATCATAAATGACATTATCAGATACTTTAATGTACCATCTGTCAACCGGTTCTTTGTTATTGTCTTTATATGTTGGTGTTCCTGGTGAATAAGGTGTATTTGTATATTGATTGAATTCGGGAGCACCATCTTTTTCAAATACGTAACTAATTTCAAACAGATTATTTGTTTTATCTAAAATATGGATTAATGTTTCCTTATTGTTTGCATGGACGAATACCGCATATTGAGGGACAGTCATTTTTGTTTCATATTTGAAGTGATTGCTGGCTGTTTCATTAAATGTAGCATTTGAATCATTAATGGTTACATTTGTTCCATTTTGACTAGCGTTATATGTTCCATCTATATCATATGCGATATCATATGATTTGACAGTTCCATCCGAACGTTTGATAACATGAATACCAGTAAATACACCTGTTGGGGTTTCATCATCATTTTTATATTCGGGAGAAACGACTTCAATAATGTTACCATTTGATTCATCGTAATATAGACAATCAAATAATTTCACTAATTCTTTTGTTGAACTATAAACAAGAATTTTTGTTTTACTATTATTCTGCGCGTCGCGTTTGTATGAACCGAAACCTTCTTGTGAAACACTTGTCTTCATAAAATATGAAAGTGCTAAAACGACTACTATAATAAATAGCATCGCCCAAATTGTAAGTTTGAATGACATCTTCATTATGTATTATACTATATTATTATAAAAAAACGATTGTTAATAAAATATAAAGTTATTTTACAGTTATCTAATAATAGCCAACAATGGGATTAGAATATTATTACGACAAAGATAAATATGATTACGAAATATGTATTGATGAAGTTGGTCGGGGATGTATGTTTGGAGATGTAGTAGTAAGTAGCGTTATATTACCTAAACTACAAGTTGAATCGTTTGATAGAAAAAACATCAAAGACAGTAAAAAATTCACAAACAAGCAGAAATTATATAGTGAATGTGATAATATTACAAGCAACGTGTATTTTCATCATACGGCTGCGTTATCAAATACCATTATTGACGAGATTAACATTCTACAAGCGGTGATGAAGGGTATGCATCAATGTGCTCTTCGTTGTATTGAATATATACAAATCCACGAAAAGGAAAATTTCGATCCGCATAAGATTTTGCTGGTGATTGATGGCAATTATTTCATTCCGTTTGAATATAATGGAGTATATATTAATCATGTCACGGTAAAACAAGGAGATGGCAAATATATTGGTATTGCTGCGGCAAGTATAATAGCTAAAACAACCCGCGACAAAGACATTATTCAATTATGTCAACGCTATCCACTATTAAATGAGCGATACAATCTAGAAAAAAATGTAGGATATGGATCCAAAGCCCATTTGGATGGTATAAATCAATATGGTATTACACAGTGGCATCGCAAGACGTTTGGTTCGTGTAAAGGAAAGCCTGTATACAATATTGAATAGTTGCGACGAATAACAATACTGTAATTATTCCTCTAAAATACACGTGTGCGATGATTTTGTATTGGAATTGTTTCACCATATAATTATTTTTGTATGTATATCCCCGTTTTTTATAATAATCTCGCACACCCATTCCTGAAATAATTACAAGACCGTCCATTCCTTTCCAAAATGCGATGTGTTCCGCCTTTTTCAGTAATTTTTTTCCAAATCCGGAATGCTGACATTCTTTTGAACTTGCATTTGTCAGCGTATTGAAATGTCCCACATTTTGGACGCTACCATAGACGTGAAGCTCACGAATGAGTGCCTGATTTTTTAATGTGTCTTCATACATTAGGTCTGTGGTGTCGTTTGTATCTGGAATGCGTAATCGTAAGAATCCATAAATCGCCTTTTTATCATAGCTTTCGAATGATATAAAGTATTCTGTGCCATTTGATGCCCTATATTCTCTCACAAATAGGCGTGCATCATTATTATCATACTCGGGATGTCGCTCTATTTCACGATAGCGAATATCCATACTATACTGTTTTTCATCATATATTTTATCATTCACGACTTGTCGCATATTGCCACATTTGATGCCCCCAGAAATATACGTGTCAGGAATATCGCGTATTACACGCGGAAGACGAATCCATGGTTTACATGTTGTCATTGCGTATTGTAATACATCCGTCATTAGTGATTTATCTTCCCCATAAGGTTTGTATGAGCCTTCGTTATACCACTTTTCTATTTTCGTCCAGGGAACCACTTCACACGGATATATTTTGATTTGGTCGGGTTGATATTTGTCACTATTATACACTTGATCGAACATATATTTATCCTTTTCTGGATTAGAGTATGGAAGATCGGGCATCAAATGCATGTCAATCTTGAAACAATTGTTTTTACATATTTCAATCGCCTTTATCGCTTGTTCTACTGTGTGTCCGCGATTAATCTTTTTCAAAATGAAGTTGTCTATTTGTTGAAGACCCAACTGAATTCGTGTGACTCCCCAACACAAAAGTGTTTTCAACCACGGAATATTATCTTCATCGTTTTCAAGAACCGCATCGGGTCGTGTTTCAATACATATACCAATAATACGACATTTTGCTGTGGTATTCAAGTGTATTTCTTCTTCCAGTGTTTTGGGTTCTCGTTTGGGTGAAGAATCAAAATACACATTCACACAATATATAAACTGTATAAAGAACCATTTCAAATAATGTTTGGGATATTCTGTAAATGTTCCACCCTCGATGATGAATTCCAGCTTATCGCATTTATGACCGCACATATATAGCGAGTCCAGTCTATTTTTGGTTTGTTCGTATGGATGAAAATGATTACGGTTTGCACGTTGGACTGCGGGTTCTTTTGACAAATAACTTCGGGGCTGTGGCGTCCAATTATTGTCTTCGTGTGCTGGTTCATTCGGACAATAAAAGCAATCGTGTTTGCAACTGAAATCTTGTCCGCTTGGTGTTGGAGATGTCAAAATAGTGATTTGGTTAATTCCCGAAATGTCATTTGCGGGCTTCTTAATAAGGAGCAACGACAATACGTCTATGGGTTCTATCTTGTTTTCTTCTCGGAGTTGCTTATAACGGTATAATAAACTGGCTTTCTTAATTTGGATTTTGTATGGGCGAAGGAACTTTTGCATGACCTTCGGAATTTCATTTCGCAATTTATGGATGATTTCTTTATCTTTTTTTGAGTCTTTGTATTTGGTGTAACTGTCAATAATCCAGGTTTTCAAATGATGAAGAAGTTGAATGACAATCTCTTCATCACACTCCTTTGTGTCTTGATTATATTTAAGGATAGTGTCTTCGATGTCGTGCATTATGGTAGTGTGACTGCTGTGTATAATTGTATATTATTGGATATAAATTGATTCAATTTTTAAAAATGCGATTTATTAGCTAAAGGATACACACCATTCACTGCAAATTTGTCGTATTCAGCAACTGGGATTAAAAGTAATTGTTTTACACTTTCTATAATTTGTTGTTTATCTTCTTCTGATGTACTATCATCCAAAACAAAACCATCACACGTATTTTCTAAGCTTTTATTATTTTCACATACGTATTCAGCAGCATTCTTAAAACTAGCATATATATATATATATCTCTCTCTAAAATTTGTGATTTCATCAAGTAATTCTTTATTTTTTTTTATGTTATATAAATCATCTTCGTCTAAATTGTTTAATTTTTCTTCAATTTTTTTTATATTTTCTGTAATTATATCCTCGGGGTTAATTTCTAATAATAATTTCAATATATGAAATTTTCTTTTTCTAATAGTGAAATATTTAGATACATATCTATTCATATATGTAAATGCGATTGAACGAAAAATATCAATATTTCTATTGTCATCATACAAATAATATTCATCTTTATTTACATTAAAACCAGTATTTTTTTTAATATGTAATAGGTTATATTTTTTTTTATTGTTACCTAGAAGATCCTTTCTATAAGTATCTAGTTCGATGTTCTCTGTGATATCGTATTTATATAATTTATTTGTCTTCCCATTTATTATATCTTTTGCTAAACTAATTTCTTTTAGTGATTGAAACACTTTAAATTTTACGTTATCGCAATCAGCAAATTCATACACTTCTTCAGGATTAATACTGAAACCGGCTACCACCCAACCTATAATACTTCCGACCACGGCAAGAGGTTTGCACGTAACTGATGTAATAGAACCTCCCTTATTTTTGCGGGTTTTACGCATTTTTTTTGCATTGCGAGATTTTTTACCAGGTCTTTTTCTGGATTTTAAACCATTGGATTTGGAATGCTTACTATTTTTTGGCATTATATAATACTTGCATATAATTTATCTTTCCCAATTTTCATTATTTTACTATTATTGTCATTCATACTATAACCAATATAGAACCAGTCATCATAATAAAATAATCCTAAACAATATTCAATATCATTATTTTCAAAGACAAAATACTCGCTATACAACAAGTTAAATTCGTCATCCATACGTACAAGGATATGGTAGTATTTTCGTTTTCCAGAACACATTAATACTTTGTGACAAATAAACCACCAATATCCATCTACATATATACCATTTGTTGAACCACGCAAATCGTTCAAATAATAATTTTTCTTAGTAGAAACGTGGGTTTCTACAAACATACAATCTTTCCCGCTATTACACAGCGTTCCAATAGTAAGTGGTTGCCATGTATATATCACTTGTATATCTCCATCTTTCTCAAATAAAACCCAATTCTTCTCCACAGTATTATTTCTAGGACTCACAACGTGATTTCCACACAATATTCCTTGTTCTAAACAGTATTTTCCAATATGTATGCCAATATTTCCATTTTCAAACCCAACATTAGACGAATAATAACATTCTCCATTAGATGATAACAATAATCGCACGTCTTCGTTCCCACAATAGAGATGATTATCAATAGAATTATCATATGACACCTCTATACCATCTGTTGTTGTATTGGTATCAACATCGTAATTCAATAACATATTTTTAGTTGTAATGGGTGGAGTATACTCATAAGAACGGTCATCCTTTATTTTATAATTTACATATCGGATATTAATCTTCATTTTTCCATTATGTATAATAAGCGATGGAGAACTTGGATAAAAATTGGATACACTGGGACAGTTAATATTTTGTATTCTATCACACTTTTCAGAAAGGGCTTTCACATAAAATCTATAATTCTCGCATATATTTTGGTGAGTAGCTCCATCCACAATTGTATTATGCATAAGCTTCCAATATATGTCACTAATGCCGCGCATATTCACATAAAACGCGAAGATGGAATACTCATAATCCAACTTATACATATATACATCCTTCTCTAAAAACAAATGATTTTCTAATGTAATCGAATTCATACAGCGTTTTGCTAATAAATAAAAACTATACGCAAGTTCGTGTTGAGAACATATACGATAATATTTCACGATCTGATAGAGGTTCTCTATACGTTTATCGAATACTTCAAAACCTTTTAACCAATACCACAACGCATTTTTATAATCATTTTGTGTGTTATAACATAATCCAATATAGTAATACGAGCACCACACTTCTTGTATCCAGCCACCCATTTCAATTCGCTTTAAGTAACATTTAATTGCTTTGTCAAGTTCTCCACAATCCTTATAACTGTTTGCTAAATAGAATACATATCGGGAATTGTTTGGTTCTTCGTTTAAAGCATTTATAAGAAGGCGAATATCTCGCTGGAATTTATTGGTTTTAGAACCACCATCTCCAACGTCTTTAATAAACAACAAATCATCGCTAATCGTATAGATATGGAAAGTGTTACATAAATCAAAGTATTCATGAGTGGCCCCAATATATTTATAATCCGGAATTTTTTTTACAATACGAACATTTTTATAATGACAATTTAGAGAACCTTGATACAAATAGCATGCATCGTGTTGAATATATAAGTTTTGTAATTCTTGTTTGGATAACGATGTATTGAAAATCATATCGGCATCTAAAAACAATACGTGCGTAACGCAATCTATATGATGACAAACATAATGATACGCATAGTTGCGACTATATGAAAAATTAACAAAATCATTATGTATTACAACACCATCTATTTGGTTTGTTTTGAAAAAGGAAGTGATAATATCCACAGTATTATCTTGAGAACCCGTATCACAAATGCAAAAATAATCAATATAACCAACTACACTTTCGAGCATCCGTGTTATAATTTTAGACTCATTCTTCACAATCATATTTAGACATAGCATATTACTATGTATTTATAATAAATGAATGGAGAACTTTAAATTTTTTTCGCAATATATAATAACTAATGTCGTTCACACGTTTTTATGATGATGAAGCACGAGTAAAAAAACAAATAGAAGAAAGTAGTTTTATAGGAAGATATATGTTGAATACTCCGGGTCCAGGTTCGCAAGCACCATTTTTGGAAGATAGTCATATTCGGTTACAAAAGTGGGGTGCAAACGTACACAACAATACCACAAATCTAGAAAGCGATTTAAAGGGGTTGAGTCGCAAGTTGAATCGTGATAATATTGATATGAATAATTACGAAGAACAAAAAGCACAAACGTATACACGCTCGTATACCACGGAGCAATCCTTTGTTGAAGAAACACGCTATACACACCCAGCTTGGATGTATGTAGATATGCAGCAAAATCGTTGGGAAAAGCCTTTTGTAAACCCCCAATCTTTTTTGAATAAAGAAATTAATATAAATTCAAGCTCCCGTAATTTAGTAAAAGATAATTACACAGGAAAGTAAATAGGTATTGAAAAATATATAGTTATTTTATATAACTATATATAAATAATGGAAGCATTAGTTCCTCTATTCGCATTAGGGTCATTATATGTTGTAAATAAGAAAGAAACAAAAAAGAAGGAAGGTTTCAATACATCCAAATTACCCAATGTAAATGTAGCCGATAAAAATTATCCGGAATCCGATTTTATAGACCATCAAGAATCCAAGACAGCACAATTATCTACCGTAAACAAATATTCAGGAGAAGCATATACGGATAAATATTTCACTCAAAGTGGAACATCAAGAATAATGAACGATACTATTGAATACGAATCACTTACAGGTGACAAGGTCGGTTCTGACTATTTTCAACACAATAATATGGTTCCCTATTTTGGTTCAAAATCTCACACACCTGTATTAGATGAAAATACAAACGAATCTTTACTTGATAGTTATACAGGTTCAGGTTCCCAAGATGTAACAAAAAAAGAACAATCGCCTTTGTTTGAACCTAGTGAAAACTATCAATGGGCTCATGGTGCTCCAAATGAAAACGACTTCTACCAATCTCGCGTAAACGCAAGTATGAAAATGGCAAACACATTACCATTCAAACAAGAACAAGTTGCTCCCGGTTTAGGTTTAGGATATGGAACACAAGGAGGGGATGGATTTAACTCAGGAATGATGGAACGTGACAGTTGGAAGCCCAAGACAGTAGATGAATTACGCACGGATAACAATCCTCGTGTTGGTGGTATATCTTTGGCTGGGTTAGAAGGCCCTGCTGTATCTCAAGTAAAGAATATTGGCAGAGAAGGTAAATTTGAAAAGAACCGTCCAGACAGACATTTTGAAAATGGACCCGATCGTTGGTTCACCACCGGAGGTTTAGAAAAAGGTGAAACTAATCGTTCTATTCAAATAGACCGTCATACAAACCGTAAAACAACAGGTCGCGAATATAAAGGTGTAGCCGGTCATTATAATAATGGCGAATATGTACCCGGAAAAGTTCAAAAATCCCGCCATATTGATTTAGGCGCCAAACCTTTGGGTGTTGCCAGTGCGGTAAACAAAGCTTCCCCGACAAATGGTGATTACAGTATTCAAAGCAAGAATGCATATCCCAACAATCGTTCTGTTGGTAATGAAACCAATTATTTTGGTGCTATTGGTTATTCCATAAATGCTGCTGTAACACCCTTGATGGATATGTTGCGTCCTACACGTAAGGAAGATACGTCTGAAAATATGCGCCCTTATCAAAATCCTGCTACCCATGTTCCCGAAAGTTATGTATATGATCCTTCACAAAAGGCGCCCACTACACATCGTGAAACAATGGAAAAATCCAAATTCCACTTGAATGTGAATCGTCAACAAAATGGTGATGCTTATATGGTAACAGAACACCAACCCGTGAATAATGCTCGCACAAAGACGGGTGATTTTTTCTATGCCGGTGGTTCAAGCGCAGCACAAGGAACACAAGAAATGCGCTCGTATCAAGCAGAATATAACCAACGCAATAATGATATTAAGAGTTCAACCATCAAAGGACGCATGGTTCCCGGAAATATGAAATTAACAAATCATCATATTAATATGAAACCAGCCCAACGAGATAACGCATTAAAAAATAGTCGCCCACTCACAAGCACTATGCCATACAAATCTCCATCAGTAAACACCATTGGTGTATCCGCATCAAATAACAATACACTATATGATGGAATTAACAACGACCGTAATGATATGTCTATTATGGATGCTTTGAAAGGAAATCCTTACGCAACAGACTACAAAAAGGTATTGTAAATTAATTGTTTACCTTTATCTCTTATATACCCCCCCGATAATATAATAAAAAATGAGTATGTTTTTATTATAACCATTCATACAGAGGATATGTATATTATACTATTAATCATCGCTTGAAAACAAGTTATTCATATTATTTGCTTCCGTGTTGTCTTCAACATGGTTGAAAAGTTTATATACAATATCCTCGTTGCGGAATCGGACACTATATTCCTGTTGAATTCCATTACGTCCAATACGACCCAGAGCTTGCATTGTCTTCTGTTGTGTCATATTTTCCAAGTCTTTACCAATCACACCGTGACAGAACTGATAATTCGTTCCATAAATATAATCCGACGATGCGATAATAATAAACAGCAATTGTTCTTCTGCCATTTCTTTCATAATCTCATTATATTCTTTGTGATCCTTCTCCAACAATACACCAATACCGAGTAATAATAGCGCTTTGTATGTATTGTCGACAGGTAACAACATAATGCGTTTGACGTGGACTTCCGAAATTTGAGGTTTGAATGGGGATTGAGAAACAGTTCCGACCCATTTTTCCTGATGAGGAACACTATTTGGAATGTATAGACTATCGAGTGATGCGCGAACAACTTGCTTACGCAATTTATCTACTTGAATGATGAGTTTTCGTGTTTCATTATCTACGTGATTTTTATATTTCACCTTACCGTCATCGTCATTATTCATTTGTTCTCGGCTATCTATTTCTCTCTCTAAGTTTTCAATCTTCTTGGATAGTTCATTATTTTTATTGATTTTTGTTAATATGGATTGATATTCGGGCATAGGAATATTGGATTGCTGTAAATAGAAGGAACCGATTTTACGAACATCTTCACACAAGTAAATAGTGGGTCCATCTGTTAATGTATGTGCGTCTTCTGTCGTTAATAGTATACCGGTTCGTTTGGATTCTTTTACATCAGATTCAAATACACTTGTTGTTCGTTTGAGTTCATACGACTTAGCAATAGGACTGCTATTTTTGTCTTGCATAGAAGTCGTTCGTTGTATATTATAATTCGGGAACTTATATTGCTGACCGAGTTTCAATGCATTATACACCTGTTTCCAATTATCTTCTTCCATATTTTCCAAACAGATAAGATAATATTCTTTGATCGACATCATTGTAATCTTTGAAATATCGTTTCCGAAATATTCATCTATGCTATAATCTTTATCAATCATCTTGTTTTCGTGAATGTAGTAAATAAACTCTACAATGGATTCCAAATCAAGGTATCGCAATAATGTTTTATGTGTAGAACAATACCTGGCACATTTCATAATATCGTTGTATTCGCTATACATATTATGTGGAAGCATACATTTACTTTCCTTTGATAATAATGGAATGGACTTTTTGAAATCATTACTGTTTATGTGGTATGTTGTTGTCATATCCCCAAATTTCATTTTAAAATCCATAATGACTGGCATAATTTCTTGTTCTTCCGGGAGTGTCGCACAAGATAATACCATATTGGGGATTACATTTTCGCTCCAATTTTTATGTATAATGCTATGGAGTTCGTGTTCCTCTGAGTCCAACGTAATTGTAGGTTCATCCCAAAATGTAATGATATTTTCTACATTATTGAAATTTTTCATATAATACATGGATATGAGATAAGAGCGAACATCGCATATCATAATTTCAACATTATCACCTTCACTATTGTCTACTTTATAAATACCACCACTTTTATAATTGCGTGTATATTCTTTTGCTGCAAAGTAATGAAGACGAATATCATCCGCGCTTTCGCAACCAAACGCAAACGCAATTTTCTTACCGAGTGTAATGGCTGATTTTGCTAGCGCAAGACCAATGTGTCGCGCCACACATACAAATATAATGCGATATGTGTTTGACAAACCAATGGGTGTCATCGTTTTTCCAGTTCCAGTTGGTGCAGAATAGAGGACTAACTTTGGAGAATTATTCTTCTTATTGAAAATACTATAAATGTTTTTTTGGTGACTATATAAGGTCTTATCTGAATACTTCATAAGATATTCATTCTTTTCAATAAATAGTGGAGCGTTTTTCAATATATCGTGACTCTTAACATTTGGAGAAGCATATTCAATAATCTTATCTACAAAATCAATAATGAATGTATTAATGTTATGAATGGATGACTTTTTAATATGGATAAGGGTATACAAGTAGGATACATAATTGGTTTTCTTCTTTGAAATATATTTCATAATATTATAGCATAGCTCGATGAGAATGAATTCAAATATCCGCGATTCATTATTTTGAATTGTTTCGTCGAAATGTTGGATACGAATTGTATCTGCACTATTAAGACGTTTGAGTTTGTTTTTTTCTTGTGTATTTATTTTAATTTCATTATTTTTAATGTATTTTTTGTGAATTTTTTCAACGCGGGATTTGAAATACCTTTCATATAGATATCCATGAAATGATTCATTATTGTCAAATTTCAAAAATGATAATAACGATTTGTGATGATTGAAATAAACTTTGGGATTTTCATACCCATTATCAATCATGTTGAGAATCTCCTTTTCCTCGTCGGAAATCGGTTTCTCAATACTGTCCCATTCTTGCTTAGATAATTTAATCTGTCGTAGATCCATATTTTATAAATTACTGAAATTTTATATATTATTATAAAATATTGTATAACGAATCAATTTTTACCTTACAGAATATAAAATGATTTTAATATACATAATAACGATTAATGTTATCATTTTTTAATAAAAATACCAATATTGAAGATGTAAATTTTCAAGATATGCAGAAAGCAATAAATGATAATAGATATATAATTATAAATACATTAGAACCAGATAAACAACAATGTCTTATATTCAACACATTATCCATAGCACAAGAAACATCTATGATAAACTCACTGATTGATAATTACAGGTATGACCGTGTTATTATTGTATATGGTATGAACTGTTGTGATAAAAAAGTTGATAATAAAATAGAACAACTCAAGAGGATGGGATTTAGACGATTATATTTATATCGTGGCGGAATGTTTGAATGGTTGTGTTTACAGGATATATACGGCTCTGAAGTTTTCAGAACGACTACGGAAACACTTGATATGTTAAATTATAAACCATCGCAAGCACTAAAAATTGAAAGGCTCGAATACATATAATGTGTTACTATAAAATAAATACATTATATATAAAATGTCTAACTACCAAGAATACAAAGTATTTTCAATCGAAGGAAACATTGGCGCTGGTAAATCCACTCTTATTGAGTTATTAAAGGATAAACTCGTTAATGATGAAAATATAATCTTTGTATCCGAACCACTTGATATGTGGCAAAACATTCAAGATAACAACGGTGTAAATATGCTAACAAAGTTCTATGAAAACCAAGACAAATACGCATTCCCCTTTCAAGTAATGGCATTTGCAACACGATTATTAAAAATGAAAAATGAAATGAAAAAGAAACCAAAAGCAAAAATCATCATTTGTGAACGTTCTTTGGAGGCAGATTATAATATATTTGCCAAAATGCTTCACGACGATGGAAAAATAGAAACAATCAATTATAATGTGTATTTACAATTTTACGAACTCTATAAAGACGAATTTCCAACAAAGGGGCTCATTTATATTAATGCTAATCCTGAAACGTGTCAAGCCCGTATAAACAAACGCAACCGGAGTGGCGAAGAGGGAATTCCAATTGAATATCTTCAAAAATGTCATAAATATCACGAAGAATGGATAACAAATTACGAACATAAAGAAAATATGTTGATTATTGATACAGACCATAATATGAATGATATATGTAATGAATCAAATATCACATATATGGATAAATGGATTAAACAAATTTATAATTTCGTATTGTAATTTACTGAAATTTGACAATAATATGGACGTTTTCACGTTTCACACACTTACAAGCAGACACTGACAATTCTTCCCTTCGCTTTCGCGTTTTAGTATTATCAACAGTATTTATAGTTGTTTTTTTCTTTGACGTGCTATTGCGTTGATTCATATCTTCTTCGATTACACTGTAATTATTTTCAATATAATCGATAATGCCATAATCCAGAGCCCATCTAAAAAAATTAAGCTGTCCTAATGTTGTTTCCATGTTATGAGTGTCGTTATATGGGATTGTAATACGATCCCACCGACAAAACGGATCGAAACGTTTTTTAGAATACGCCTTCAGTTTGAGTTTGTATTCGTGGAACACTTTGAACCGTTTATCATTATGCATATACACAACATAATTCATTTTTGAATAGTTCGTGACAAACCAATCTATTATACGAAGGGATACATTTGAATTTCCGTTTATAATATTGATGATTTTATCCAATTTATTAGTATCATTATAATAATTCAAAAGACTTTGTAGTAAAAGGTCATTTTGTGTATTTGATAATTTATTTTGTGATGTAGACATTAATACTATAAATGTTATAGTATCAATATTAATTATTTATTTATATATATTTACTGTCATATTATTCGTTTTGCAACTGTTCTAGTTTTTCTTCCAACTCTGCTATCTCATCTCCCGATAGTGTCTTTTTCTTCTTCCCGTCCTTAATTTGTTTTTGAATAGATTTGATTTCGCGCTTCTTTTCCTTATCAGTAAGTGCTACTTTACGCTCAACCTTCATTTCATTACCAAATGAATCAAATACGGTTTCCTCTTTTGGTTTAATTTCTCCGTTGCTTTCTTCATTCTTTACTACTGACTCACCTTCTTTGCGAAGACGACCTTTTTCCATAATCCATTTTTCACTTGTAACAGCATTGGTAAATTCTTTGTTATGTGAAATAATCACAACGCCGCCATCAAAACTATGAATAGCAGAGGTGAGTGCACCAAGACCATCGCGATCCAAATAGTTAGTAGGCTCATCAAGTATTACCAAGTGAGGATTTTGCCATAAAGACGCAGCAAGGACTACTTTTACCTTTTGACCGCCCGAAAGTGATTTGATAAGGGTGTGATTCGCTTGTTCTTGATCGATACCAAAGTCAGCAAAGTGTTTTTCAATATCCTTTGTTGTCAGTGTTTTGGAAGCAAGACCAGCCATCACTGCTTCTTTCTCGTCGTGTCGTTGGACGAGTTTGATAGCACCCATCTTGATAAGAATTTCGCGACGCACCCACATTTTCATTTCCTCAGGACGTCCCTTCCATTTGACTTCATATTCTTTGACCTTCAACTTCTTGTTTTCACGACGTGCTGAAATTGCTTCGGGGAAAACAGCTTTCTTCTCTTCACCAGTGGATTCGCACATTTTCAATTCCAAATCTACATCGGTAGTTACTAAGTAATATTTCTTGATGTCATTTTCATTTACTTCTCCGCTGTTAATATTATCTAATCCTTCTTTGTCTTCATTACCTGCAAAACGCCACATAATATATTGTGTCGGTGTTTTATGTAAATGTTTTTCAAGATGATGGAACGCATGTTGTGCGATATATGCCATACGCAAATCCGGATGTTTTGTAACAGTTCCGATTTGTGGTTTCAATTCCCCAATTAAGATTTTGATGGCTGTTGATTTACCAGCACCATTTGCACCAATCACACCTACGCGAGAGACGCGCGAGCATTCCAAATTAATGTCAAAAATAGTGGGTGTATCACGTGTGGGGTATTGATAGGTAACATCATTCATTTTCAACAATGTCTTGGATTTACTTTTAACGCCTTCAAGTTGTCCGGGTTCCGGGAATTTGAATTTGACTACATCATTGCGAAGTTCAAAGTATTTCTTTTTATCCGGATATTTTTCTACGAAATCTTGTAGCACATTTCCACGAGTTCCTGTAAACATCTTCAACTTACGATTTTGGAAGTCAATCAAATGCGTACACATTTCATTTAAGAAAGATGAGTCGTGTGAGGTAGCAATAATAGAACCACCACCAGACATAAAATCTTTCAGCCAGTTCTTAATCCACGCAATATTAGTGACGTCCAAATGCCCGGTAGGCTCGTCAAGCATAAGAATATCTGCGTTCATCAGCGTTGCCGCACACAATTGCATTTTCACTTTCCAACCACCCGAGTAAGTAGTAATACCCATACCCATATCTGCTGCTCTGTCTTTACCAATGTCTTTCTTGGCATATCCAAAACCAATATCTTGCATTACTTTTTCCACTTGTTCGGCAGTTACAAGAGGTTCCATTTTATATACTACATTACAGCAATGAACGACCCAATCAATACCACATAAATCAATATTCAATATAGGAAAACCCTTATCATCTTCACCTACTTCCATTTCTTGAATTTCGTGTTCTACAAAAATTGTGCGTAACTCATCTTTCTTGGGGAAACCTTCCACCTGTTCATTAGCAATCGCGCGCATCATTGTAGTCTTACCGCAGTTATTCGGTCCAAGAAGACCATAGAAACGGTTTTGTTTAAGATGTAAATGTGTATTATTCAGCAAAGTAAGAGCACCATACGCAAGTGAAAACACGCCCTTATACAAATCCTTTCCTTCTTCATTATCTTCAAAAATATTCTCTTTCACTACAAACGTGCTCTTTGCATATTCAAACAAATCGTCTGTTAGAACAGATGCGTTATATGTATTGTATTGCGATTTCCAAGCATCCACATCAAAATAATGACTATTACACATATTTGTTGATAGTATTGCCAAATCGTTGCTATTTTCGCTTGATAATTGAATACCATTCTTTTCTTGTGTTTTATTCAACATATCTTTGAAATCGTCCACGCTCTTGTAAAAATTCACATTCTCATTATCCAAACAACATTCTTTCAACGTATTTAAAGCGCGATCACAAACTTTACGGGCTTCCGGATCACTCATTGCTTCATTACAACGTGTTACTGCTGTTTTCAAATCATTGTAAAACGGTGTGATTTCTTTAGGATGTTCGATTAGCTTACACATATTGTCAATAATAACACACGTAAGACGACGGGTTGCTGTTTTCTTATCGTTTAATCCCCGCATAATGATAGGCATGGTAATAGAAAGAGCCGGTGCTTCTACATTTTGAACGAATACACAACTTGCCAATTTTTCAATCGCATCGTAAATTGTCTTGGTATCTTTCATTCCTTTCAATACAACAGGAATAAATACGTCCAAATCACTATTATTACTACAATACAGGAGTTGTTCCAACGTTTCTGTTGAAATAGCACTTACGTTTTTAACTACATCATTAATGTCACCACATACAAATGGAACCAAGTATGGCATAGTAATACGGATGTTTTCTTTACGATTTTCAATAATATACTTCAATACCTTATAACTGTATTCTTTATCCAAACGCATGGATACTTTGATATGTTCGATCAATAGTTGGATAATATCACTCATAAACCATGATCCAAGATTATCAATAATACCTTGGATATCTTGAAAAGCTTTTTCGCAGTCATCTTTTCTTGATGATTTTGAACCAAAGACAGACAATAGATTTTTCAACGCTTCGCATTCTTCGGAAAATGATACCATACTGACGTGTTTTATCCTAATACTTATAATTCATATATGCTTTTATATCCCTTTTCTAAAATAAAATATGAAAATATTTCATTTTATCAAATATTGATTTTTATAGTTTTTATAGTTTTAAATTCTAAGCAAAGACCTTATGCTTAGTTGCTGTAGGCAACACCTGCCATGCCACTCATTACGCGGAGGACGTTGTAGTTAACGGCATATACACGGCACTTGGCTGTGTTTGTGCCAGATACTGTGTTGGAGGAAAGAACAAGTTGTAAGACAGCGTTGTCGATGCGGGAGAAGTTGCATGTTCCAGAGGGTTGGTGTTCTTCGGGGCGAAGAGCGAAGGAGTATACGTTGATACCGGCATCAGGGGCACGTGTGTGGTGTTGGAAGGGTTGGACGACGTCAAAGTAGGAACCTTCACGTTCGGAGAAGCGGTCTTGTCCGTTAAGTTGAAGTTTCGCTGTGACGACAGGGTTTTCACCCCAGCAGTGCATTTCGTGGGAGGCTTCTTGGAGGACATAAGAAGCAGCATCACCTACAGATTCACCGGCACCGGCACCGGGGGCATTTGTGAATGCGTTGCCATCAACCATGTCTTCAGCATCAGCCTTGGTGGCGAAGGCGGTGATGTCGTTGGGGAGGACATCAAGAGCATCTGTGTAGTTGAAAGGTTGTGCGCCCTTAAGAGCAAATAGGGATTTGGTGTTTTCAAGGGAGCTGCAGTAATCAACGTTGGCATCGGGTTGGACTACCCATACAAGTTCTTTGCAGGGGTGGTTGAAGTTAAGTTTGATGCGGTTGGAGGAGGAACCTACGGATTCATCACCTGTGAATTGGACTTGTTCGATGAGGTATTCGTGGGGGTTTTGGGCCATTTTGCGGCGTTCATCTGTGTCGAGGAAGATGTAGTCAACATAGAGGGAGGCAGCAACGAGGGATTGTTGGTAGGCTTGGGAAGCAGAGGCTGTTCCAGATATGGCCCATAAGCATTCACCGATGGCGCGGAAATCGATGTTGATCTTGACTTCGTGGTATTGAAGGGCAATAAGGGGAAGAGCAAGACCGGGGTTGCGGCAGTACCAGAATTGAAGGGGGACGTAAAGTGTTGTTTCGGGGAGGTCCTTGCGGGCAGCGCATGTTTGGGGGGCCGCGGCGGAACCGGCACAGGGTCCAGAGATGGCGGCGAAAGAGGCATCAACTACGTGTGTGAGTTGTGTTGTGTGGCCGACCATCTTGTTGTATCCGCGTTGTTGTTCGGAAGAAAGTGTAAGTTGGTTCCAGATGTGCATCCAGTCACCGTATTGACGGTCAATGCGTTGGCCACCAATTTCAATTTCAACTTGAGCGATGAGTTGTTCACCGGGGAAATCTAACCAGCGGGCATTTAATGTTTCTGAGGTGTTTGCCATACCTTGGTTGATTTCAGGGAGTGTGACTTGGAGGTAGGTGCGGTAAGCAAGATCACCATTACGGCTGATTGTGCATGTTACGCGGCGACCGAAGTCAGCTTGTCCGGAGAAAGTTTGTTCGATAGATTCCATCGCGAAGTTTGTGTGGCGACGGTAAGAAACTTTCCAGAATGTGATTTCAGGAGTTCCGGTAAGGAAGACGTCCTGAGCGCCGTAAGCTACGAGTTGCATAAGAGCTCCACCCATTTTCTATTATATATTATGTATATAGAAAATAATTTGGGAAAAATACGAATTAATTCTTTTTTACAGAAATTTTATGTAATTTTCCTAAATATATATAAACAAAATCGCTGTTTATATGTATTATTGATGATTTTTGACAAATGTTATAAGTTGATCACGATTATGTCATATGGATTATGTAATGTTGATGACGATTATATACAAGCTAAGGATATTGATATAGATGACGATCAAAAACAATGTGAAAGTGAAAAAATAGACCATATAGATCTTGCAACAGCATTATTGGAAGAAAATATATATCGTTGTTAAATACCTTGTAATTCTTGGCTAGTCAGTATAAATTTCTCTAAATATGTTTTGCTGTATACCTCTTTTTTGTTTTCGTGTTTTTTGGAAAAAATATATCGTTCATCAACCATCTTTACACTCCATCCATCGTCTATTGCGTTCGTTATAAATACCATTTTTTGAAACTGCTTTGAATTTATTTCTATAGTTTTATTGGGTGCTTTCAATTCCGTTATTATATGTTGTATGTTTGTCATTATATACAAGATAAGTTGAGTTTATTTCGATTATTTGGACGATTTATATATTTTGGTGTAAAATATATATAAACTAAATGATGCATGTTTAATTAAAATGTCAAATAACCCAAATTCGCAACTTATATCCATAGATATAAAACACGATGAAATGTTAGCATATTTTAAAAGTATTGACGACACATTAATACCAAATTTACAAGCAGAAAAGGAAGAATTAAAAAAAGAATTGAAAATGATGCCACGGAATAAGGTAGATAGTATTATGAATATGAAAGATAAAATAACCGATTTTCGAACTGAAATAAAGCGTTTATCCAATATAAAAAAGAACTACTTCCTAGAAAATAGCAACATCATTTTCAACTACTTTGAAGAAAAACAGCAAATTAATAATAATGCGAATGTTAAGCGTAATAGTAAGGCGATGCATAGTTTCTTCAAAATAAAGAAAACGAATAACGTAAGTGAAGATATTGAAGAAGATAAATATAGAAAATCCAAACAATTATATAGAAAATTCTGGAAAAATGTGGATAATGAAACACTTATTACCAACGATTTTATCATCAATTGTGATAATTGCGAATTTTGTCAAATCGGTGAAATGATCGCCCAAGAGGAAGAAGGTATTATGATTTGTAATAATAAAAAATGCGGAAAGTTCATTACATATATTGTTGATAGCAACAAGCCATCAAACAAGGAACCACCCAATGAAGTGTCATATACTGCATATATACGATTAAACCATTTCAAAGAGATATTGGCACAATTTCAAGCAAAAGAAACGACTCAAATACCCGACGATGTGATTGACTCAATTAAAAAGCGGATTAAAAAGGAACGTATCGAAGATATGCGCGAGTTGAATTACAATAAGATGCGAGAAATTCTACGTAAATTGGGATTAAATAAATATTTCGAACATATTCAATATATTAATTCACTTTTTGGTATCAAACCGCCACTCATGAACGAAGAATTACACGAAACATTGTGTATATTATTTATTGAGATTCAGAAACCTTGGGCGCTTCATTGTCCGCCAAGTAGGACCAATTTTTTCAATTATACATATACACTCTATCAGTTATGTGTGCTTCTCGACCAAACACAATATTTACCATTTATACCTATGATGAAAGATAGGGATAAACAACTGGAACAAGATATGATTTGGAAAGAAGTATGTAAAGAGCTTGATTGGCAATTCTTTCCTACTGTTTAATAGTGTATTACTTATACATGATAATATAATGTAACACACGCAAGAATGATTAAAATGACTTCAATTACCATAATGACTTCTGGTATAAATATCCACTTGTCTATACGTGTACCATCATCATTCTTTTTTGAAAAATCATAAAGTTCATTCAATAATATATAATTAATAGAAAAGGCAATAACTGTAAATATCAAACTAACTATAATAAGTAGATTATTGTAGAAATAATTGTGATGGCGATATACGCGACTATATCCTAAAGACGCAAATGATATTGATGTATATAGACCGACATTGCGTAATGCGGTATGATAAAACATTAACATTTCTTTTTCGTTCATATTTGATTAATATATAAAATATCAAAATATATTAATCTGTGATGGTATTAATTAAAATGTATTTACATCATACGGGGGAATTTGACAAGGTTGGCACCGATACCGAATCCAGCACCTGTGCGGGCAGTTTGACCCATGGCAGGGACAAATACGTCAAGTATGCTGAATGTCATTGTGGCAGCAAGGGCAATAACAATGATTTCTTCAACGTTCAATTGTTTCTTGGGGATGGAGAATGCTACAATAGCAACCACTAAACCTTCTACAAGGTATTTTACTACGCGTTTGACGAGTTCTTGGAAGTCTAATACACCGTTCATAATATATTATATACAAATATAATTATTTACAAACAAATATAAAAATACCATCACTAAATAATTATATAATGTCATCTTTTGAACGAAAAATGGTAGATGGGAAACCAAACCCTAAATATGTTGATTTATGCGATGAAGATGCTCCTATTTCCGGACAAAAATTTGCGTGCCTTTCCTTTGTTTCTCCGGAAAATATCTTAAAAAAACGAGAACTTTTCCTTATGGAAGAATTTGTAAAGACTTGGGATTATACTAAATCGTTTTCTAAATTTTTTGAATTTCTTCAATTTATTTCTTATAAATACAACATTCAAGCAGAAAAGGTAATTGAGGATTTAAATGAGTTTGCTAAAGAAGAAAATGAAAAACTCCAATCTACACCCATTGACGATGATTACAAGACATTTTTGGATAAAAATGAAGAACGTTTGAGTGAAAAGTTTAATCTTAAACATTCATTCCAGACATCTGTTCGTGGACTAAAAATTCGCGGTGTGTATAATAATCAAGATGAGGCTGAAATGCGTTGCAAGAAACTGCGTGAAATTGACCCGAACCACGATATCTTTGTTGGACCTGTTGGTATGTGGATTCCTTGGGATCCGGATGCGTATAAGACTGGTCGGGTTGAATTCATGGAAGAAGAACTCAATCAACTTCATAACGAGAAAATGAAAAATGAAATGAAAGCTAAAGAAGAATTCGAAGCTCGTGTTCGTGAAACAAAACGCAAGGCAATAGAGGAAAACATCAAGAATGCCGAGCAAACTGGTAATGTTCTCACACAAACCATTGATGAAGAAGGAAATCTTCTTGGTGTTTCTGAAACCGTTGATTTTGAAAGCCGCGAAGTAGCAACAGAAGAATCGCAAGCAGCAAACAACGAAGCGATCTTACAGAATATGTTGAATAAAAAGGAAGATTAAAATTTGTTTTAATAAATAGTATAAATATATTACACTATTTATTAGTAAGATGTGTAAATCACTATTCAAAAAGATTATTTTTAATTTCTATAAATGTAAAAAAGAATATCAATATATTAATATTGGTGATGACTTTGAAAAATATATTAAATTAGAAGAAGAAATTCTTAATAATGAATATGATGTTAATTCGCATCATAATAACTTTGTAAAACGATTTTACCTTGATTTCTGTGTATATAAACATATTACCAAATTTGAGTTATATAAAGATATGTTAGATGCACCATTTACACATAATGAGACAAAATCTATTTTCGCAGAAAACTTTCAAAAGATGCAAAAGGTCTATTTCGCACTTATTAAATTCCGTGAAATTGTTAAGAGAAAAATATATCCTAAGCAAATCACATTTGATATGAAAATGGCGGAAATTGACCCAACATCTAAACATAGTATTATAATAAGTCAAAATAAGAAATTATACTACTTCACTATATGTGATATATTGAATATGATAGAACATAATCTTACATCAGGGGATTTCTTCTTTATTTCACCGAGATTTGTTAAAAATCCATATAATAATATGGTTTTTTCAAAGTCTACGCTATATAATATCTATTTTAAGTATAAATTTAATACAATGTATCAAAATAAAACATTTGATTATTTCTTTGAATGTAATTTTGACATTACATCTATCAAAAACACTCATTATAGTTATTTGTTGAAACGAAACATAAAAAC